AAGAACCACCAGTACCAATACCACCAGCTTGAGAAGTAACTTGAGCTGTGTATGATAAGTGTAATCTACCTTGTTCTGACCAAACAACTTGATCAGCAGTCATTGCTTCTTCAGCACCTACTTGTGATAAGAAGCCGGAAATAGTACGAGGTCCAAAAACCTCAGCCTCTTCCTCCATTAAGTCTGGAACATATTGTTGACCCCAGTCCGTAGCACCAGAAGCTAAATCTAAGTAGTTGCTAGATGTAGCTTGTTTATTAGGAGCAGGAACACTGTTCAATAAAAGTCCAGGATTCGAAATTGCCATAATTTTAAATTTTTAAATTAGCGTTTATTTTTTCTTATTTTAAATTTAAAGTCTTTAGATGAATCACCAAGAACTCTATACTTTACCCCACCCACTGACGTCTCGCCGTGAGTTTTTCTAGCATCTGTATTAATGTTCTTACCTTTAGCTACAGTGTCTTTGATTGCATCTGCTTTTCCTTGCTCATAGAAATGTTGAGCTATAGCATCAGCGTTCATCGCTGTAAATAAAGACTTGTGATAACCCGCTGCGTCTTGAATTGTATTATCCTTGCCAATAAACTTATTGACGAAATTATTCAAATCACTTTGAGTATCTTTGACTTCTTGTGTATTCTTAACATTGTACCGAAACTTTTTATCCCCAACATTGAAATCAAAACCTTTGAATCCTTTGTTAAAAACAGCATCAGTTCTTTGCCGGAATGCTTTTGTTGTGATCTCTGTAGCTTTTCTTTGATCTTCAGAGTCTTTATTGTATCTATTGAAAAAATCAATAGCTTTCTGTTGTTCTTTAGTAAGCTTACTACCAGCTTTAATATCTTCGTAGTAAACCTTTTTTTGGTCTTCTAAATACTTACGTGCTTTAGCAGCTTCTTCTTTTAACGCGATTTTCTTTCTTTTAACGTCTTTCGCATCATCCATCTCCTCGTCATAACTAAAAGTTTCATCTAACAGAAAGCTTCTTTCTTCTCCAGACAAATGAGGTTTAGTTTGCCTGTAGTATTCATCAAGAACATCTGTAGTATCTAGCTTACTAATGTCAGTGTTTAGTCTAACATAATCTTCTAAGTTACCACCAGTCTCATCCATAAAGTCAACTAACTTCTGAATATTCTCTGGTAGAGGTTTACCTGTAGCTTCAGCTTCAGCAATAGCTTCTTCAACTTGTTCTTCTACAGCCTCAACTTTTTGTTGAACCTCTTCTTCAGTTACTTCTTCTAGTACTGGTGTTTCTGCTTCTTGTACTTCTCCTTCCGACTGTACTTCTTTTTGCTCTTCTGTGGACTCGGGGTTTTCATTGCTTCCCACCACTCCTGCTGGGTCAGCTGTTGTTTCTTCAGTTTCATTGGTTTGTTCTTCAGTTTCTTGAACTGGTGGATTATCTAAATCTACTTTGTAGATTTCAGGTTCTGTAGAACCCATGTTTGCTTTTGTAATTTCCATAATATAATTTTATAAAATAATAGATTAGTGGCGCTTACAAGTTTACCCCACCTGTTATTAGATCATTACCTGATGATTCAAACTTTTTAAGAGATTTCCCCTCTTTTATTGCTTGTTGGTTTTCAGCTTGTTTGTCAAGTCTTTGATCTTTACGATTTTCTCGAATCGCCTCTTGTTTATCTTTAAGTAAGTTCTCGCCCTGATTTAATCTAGAATTTAATTCAAATTCTAATTGCATTAACTCTTTTTTAACTTGAGCTTCTTGCTGTAAGTATTGTATTTTCAATTCATTCTTAGTCTGCTCTAGTTGAGCATCAGTTTCAGCTTTGGCTTGATTTTTTTGAACTTCAGCTTGAGCAGCCGCTTGCTGAGCTTGTTGATTAGCCTGAGACTGAGCTTGTATATTTTGCTGTTGAATCAATTGATCTCTTTCTAGCTTCTTTCTTTTCTTAACTTTCAACAATTGATTAGCTAGTTTAATATTTCTAACATCTCTAAGATCTATAGCGTCATCAAGCTCAATCAACTGTTGTGCTAAAGCAACTTGCACGTTGTTCTCAAGCATTTGTTTTTCTTCTTCATCAGGCATTAACTCTATAAAAATACCAAAATCATACAAGTGTAAATCTTTCAACTCTTCTAAAGTAGCAACGTTGTGAGCACCTATAGCTCTTACAAAAGCTTCTCTAGTAGGTGAATACTCTATAATATCTGATATTCTAAGTGATAAACACTCAGCTGCTTCAGCAGTTAAATACATCATCGATTGTAATATATGTCTAGTAGCTGTATTGGAATTTGCTGCTGCTAACTTTTGAATACCAACTAAAGCATTTTTATCAGGCGTAGATGCGTCTCTAGCTTCATTCAAACCAGTTACATCACGTATCATTTGAAGATAATAGTTGTATGTAGCTATTAACGTTTGAAGTTTATTACCACCACTTCCGTTTTGTATTTGTTGAATAGGGACTTTACCAGGGTTAACGTCACCATCAGAAGTAAACGATCTACCAATAACCGAACCGGTTTGGAAGAACATGTTTAAAGCTTCTTGTGGATTGTAGTTTGTACCATTACCTAAATCTATTTCAGCTAAACCATCAGCATCTAAATAAACACCATCAGGAACCATACGGTTCATCACTTGTTGGATTTTTAAATGTGTTAACTGTATAGTATCTGCAAAACCAGTTATTCTACTAACTAAAGATTCTATTCTACCATCATACATTCTAGGAGCTACGATATTGTAGTTCATTTTTACTTTACCAAAATCAGACTTAGACCTCATCATATTAGAAGCCATCTCCCATTTTAATAGTTTATCTGTACCTAATATCAAAACACCTTCGTACATAGTTTCAACAACTCTATCTAATCTGCTAAAATCGCCATCCATATCTTCAGGCGGATTAAACGTGTCATCTTTAATTATAATTTTATCAGCACCAGTACTAGTTTTCTTTAACTTATAAACATCATTAGAATGTGTTTTGTAGTTAAAATATAAAACTTCTATTTTGTTTTTATCTCTATTATACTTTCTTCTAGTGTTATCGCGTGGACCATCTACTATTTCTTTAATATCCAACTCCGTTAAGTTGTGAAATTCTTTTACAAGTTCGTTAATTGGTATCTGCTTAACCTCACCAACATAGTATATATCCTCAAAATAAGGCGACTCAGTGTATGAATATATTAAGTTAGCAGGATCAACATATTCTACTTTAGCCCCATCATTCCAGTTGAAACTAGTTTTAGTAGCCCCAATACCTATGGTAACTAAATCGTATAAAGATCTTCGCTTAATTAAATCGTAGTCACAATTCTCAAATAAAACATTTATAGCTTGCTCTTCCGCTATCTCTATAGCTTGTTTGTAGTTTAACTGCATGTGCAGTGATAACTCTTCTTCAGTGTCAGGTAGTGTTTCTCTTTTATTTTCGTAAATGTCTAAACCGTATTCTTGCTGTACTACATCATTAAACTCCTTGGCTCTTATGTCTCTAAGCATAGACTCCATATAATCAGTTCTTTTACTTACACCATATGAATCTTGAGAAAAAGCATTCACCTCGTAAGATCTTTGAGACATACCATTTACTACTATGTCTACAAACTTAGATACTATAGGCACAGGTTTCCAGTCTAGGTTTAAGTAGCTTAAGTCACCATTTATAGACAACTCGTTTTTATACTTTTCTACAGACTGCTCACCTCTAGCGTATAATCTTAATTTATGAAAAGTATCATTATTACTATTAAACTTGTTGTTTCTTTCATTAAACCATTCACCTTGAATAGCTCTTGCAACTTTCAACCCATAGTCATAGGTCATTTTTTCTAAATCGCTAACCGCTTGTGACGGAAAGTTTACAACAGACTCTGTCATATTACTTTATTATTTTAGATGTTATTCCATTATTATTATACTTAGATACAGATATGTTTAACTCTCGCTTAACCTTATCTGGGTTTGGTCTATATAGATGTCTATTGCATGCCATAATAGCTAAACCAGAGCTTATAGAGGCATCGTGTTTCGTTCTTTTGTTTATATCAAATTTAGACCAATCGTTTAAAAGATCGTTGAAGTATGTCGTGCCATACGTACCATCTTGCTGCAAACCAACGTGATCATTTATATACATCTCTATTGCCGCTGCGTGTGCTTGTTTTATATCTTCACTAGAGTTAGGTATACCACCAACTTCTTTTTCTGCTGTAGATAGTTTGTTCCAGATCTTATCAGGTCTGTTCATACTGAAACCTCTATAACCTCTTCTTCTAAGATAGTACAATAATCTAGGTTTATTATTCTCTGCCAGTATTGGCATACCGTAAAACACTAATGCCATAAGCACATCTTCAAAAAATATCTCTGCAGTTTGTGGTCTAGCTAAGTATTCTAAAAAGAAAGTATTAGCTGGAGCGTCTTCCATACTAAACTTTGTTAATCCATGTAAAGCACCTTTAGAGCCTTTGTTGTCTACAGTACCACTAATATCATAGCTATCACATCCAAATGCGCCAACGTGATCATTACCTGGATGTTTAACACCATTCCTGATTATCACGTTATTTTGCATGTTGCTATTAGGTACCCAACTAATTTTAAACCTACCATTTGGATCTGGATTAAAAATAACTCTAGTATCTTTAACCCCATTAACCCATTGAAAGTTCCCAATCGTTAATACCGATGAGTTTCTGTTACCCTCATTGTAATCTATTTGCTCGTAAATCTTCATTAAATTAAACAAGCTAGACTTTGTTTCATCTCTAAATGCGTGCTCCTCAGATCTTGGGAATTGCCTGTAAAACTCATTTAAAGCATCTTGATCATCTCTCAACCCATCAACTTCATTTTCCCAATAATCTACTACACCTATATCTATTAATTCACCATGAGGTCCTCGCTTTTCATTACTTGGTGTATCAAAAACTGGAAGTCCAAACTCATCAATAAAGCCTTCATAGTTCCACTCCATTGGGATAAACAAAGAATATAAACCAGACTTTGTTTGGCCATTTCTATTTCTCTTCGAGACATTTGAGTCATTGTAAAGTTTCTTGAAGTTATCACCACCTTTATCTAAAGCATTTGATGTTGAACCCATCATACACTTACCAACTATCCTACCACCTAACCTTAAACAAGTTTTAGTTACTCGCCAGTTGTTGAGTATATTATCAGGTCTTTCCCACTTACCACTTTCATCGTGTACTAGCAAGGCTAATTTCTCACCATCATAACTGTTATCACCGGTGTTTTTCCAGTCTATAGTAGTATCAAGACCCTGCATATCGTCTTGCTCTTCATGAATCCCCATTTTTCTACGGGTGAACTTTTTAGCTGGTACACGGTAGGCTAGCTCTGATTTAGGGCGATCCATACCATCCTGTATAGGTTTAAAGAAAAACGGATAATTAATACTTATAGGTACTATTTTATCCGTAAACATTTTCTTGGCGTCACCCCCACTTTTAGACAATACCCCAAATCTACTATCACTTGCTAAAGTGGCTAAATTAACGGTTTCAGCCGAACTCATAAAGGAAAAACCAGATCGTCTATTCTTAAGGTAGCACATACCATAACATCTCTGATCAGCCTTACAAGCCTCCCAAAATATAAAAAACAATCTATTCGCTTCTCTAAAGTCTGGAGCACCAACATCAATCTTACTCCATTGCAAGTACATATAATAACTACCAGGAATATATGTTGGTATACCATTATTCATAAACCAAAATCCATTATCTCTTCTATCGAACTCTTGATCTATATAACTGTAGTGGGTTTCTTTAAACTCTTTAGGGTAGTCAATCCAATCAAACCTAGTTTTTATTTTAGAGAAAGCTTCTGGTATATTGAATCTTTTCCACTTCTGTTCACTCTTTTTCTTTGAACAGCTAAATACTTCCTTAGGTGATTTTGGTAAAGCTACCTTTAAGCCTTGTATCTCTAGTATTTCACCTATCTGTCCAGACTTAGATATAACTACTACATCACCTTCCTTATCATAACCATACTTCCATTTCTTACCCTTATTAAGTCTGTTAATAGTGGTTAGCTTTATAGGTTCTATTATTTTATATAATGACTGCTCGTACATTACTTACTTCTTCCTTCAGCAAATCCTTGAAACTTAGGTTTACTTTCTTTAGGTTTTTCTAAATCGTTTATTATTCTCTCCTCTTCTTCTATTCTAGTTAGAATTTCAAAAGCATCAAATATAGCTAGCTTTTTTGTAGCTGCAGCGTTCTTAAGTCTATCAGCAGATATATCATCGTCCGAATCTACAATAGGTTCTTTAGCTACTTTAATTAACTCTTCTACAGCTTTCCGCCCAGCTTGGATTATATTCTTTTTCGTCTCCTTTATATTCATATTCAACTGTAATAAATTTATTCATAACTCTATACAACCTTTCTCCATCTACAACAAACTCAAACTCACTACTAGGCCTAAAGCCTACTAATTGTGTAGGTAAAAAACTACTATCAGAATATTTAACAACACCAACTAATGGTTCCTCCGGTTCAAGACTATAACTGCTTTTTGCTTTTATAGGTTTAACAAATGTATAACCTGGCATAGCATTCCAAACGTTATCCCTCTTGTACATGTAGATTTGATCATTGGAAACTAAATACTCGTTTTCATTAAGAAAACCTCTACTATTTTTTTCTGCACCTTTAACGTTGTGCCATCTTCTAAACACGTTGTGATGTATTAAAACATAATCCCCCTCACACAACCCAGCAGGGTTATGTAAAGGAGATTTTTTTACCAAACCTTCGCGGTTAATGTATTGGTGGTTAAATATCTCTGTATTAAGTATTAATTCTTTACCATCAACACTTGTTGAATTGTTATACCTATCACCGCTAGGTTCTATCACAAAGTCGAATAAAGGTTTCATTAATACTCTAGATCATATTCGACAGAGACAGCCATATTTTTGTTGAAATCTTTCCAAGGGATAACAACCTTTTCTTTACGTATGTATATAGAATACTTATCTTCTTCTTCTATAATGTCACATATAGTATGACCACCGTAAACGTTCTGACCTACAGAGTAATGCATTGAATCGTTTTTGTAATCTTTACCTATAGTGATTTTTCTTATAATACTACTCTGCATCCTTATAACTAATAGATCCATCATTTATATTAACATCAGCAGTGCCATAATTTTCCTCTAGTTCCGTTTGAAGTAGCGCGGCCTCATCTCTAACCACAGCTAGTCTATGGAGTTGAGTGTGTTTTTGAGCTTCTAATCTACCTATCTCCGACTGAAGAGAGTTTATATTAGATACAATTTCTTGTAACTTTTTCAACTCTTCATCTGTAATTTTTTCTGCTTTTGCTTTTAAGTCTATAACTTTTTCTTTTGTTGCCATAATTTAATTTAATTTACTTTTTTGTTTTTTCTAGTGAACGTCCTCCGAAGTAGGCTCCTATCACTGTTATTAATACTAATTGTAATAAGTCAGTCCACTTCTGTTCTACATTAAAAGTTATAGCACCAGCATCGATAAATATCATCAATACTGTTGACACAACTAAAAACATAAGTACTAGTGGTCTAACATTCTTCGATAACCAAGAGTCGGACTTCATATCAGCCTCCCATCTATTGGTTACTTGCTTTTGCATCTCTAGCTCGTGGCTAGATATTAATTCTTTGATCTTCTGCTGCGCAGCTAACTTCTCTTCTTTAGAAGTAGTGAGGTCGTCTAAGACCCCACCAACATCTTTAATTAACTTACCAGCCCCAGAGGATAAAACTTTCTGAAGCAACCCCATTATTTTTTAGGCTTTGTTTTTGGCTTTGTTTTTGTTTTTGGCTTTGTATATTTCATCTGTCTTTATCTTTAATCATATCATCTATAGCCTTATTCATAACTTTATCTGTATATGATTTATTTTTATAATAAGGATTTTTTATGGAAACTGGTATATCCTCTTCTCCCAGTAATATTCTATATATTCTATTAATCATATGATTACACTTAAACGATGTTTTGTAAACAGCGTACTTCATTGTAGTACGGTTTCTTTCTCTCCAAACATCTATCCAACCGTCTCTACGTAGTCTTTCCCAGCGATGCTTATCCCATGAGTACGC